ATAATATTAAACTTTGGTTTGAAAGTAACGTAAATAACCCATATGAAAATTTAAATTATTACGGAGGTTATATCAACCTACTTAAAAGTTTATTTGAAAGTGGTGATTTAAATTGGTTGAGTTCTGGTAGAGTTCCTGACTACCCCGATTTCAGCGACGTTACAAAATGTCTCAATATTGAGTTTAATAGTTATTTCTAATAAGATAAAAAATAGTTTACACTTTAACCTTTAAAATTTTAGTTCTAAAATTGAGTATGGAAAAAGAGAGTTGTATTTTAAATCAAGAATTTGTTAATAAATTTGCAGATTTCTTATGTCAAGAAATAAGTGATAATAACACTTATAAAACAAAACTATCAGTTGTTGATTGTGATAGTTTATTTATTATCAAAGGTTATACAAAGAATCCAAAAATATATGGATGTTACAATCTGACAGATAAGTTCATAGAAGAACACAAAGATAACTATTCAGACCTAACAGGACTTAACCTTAAAACGTTAGATATCATAGATTACGACACCAAAGACACAAACTTTGAAGATACAAAATTCGTATTTGAATATCCTGAAACTTTCACAACAAACAAACTATCACCAATAACAATACATTCAACATTCCCTCACGGATATTCTAAAAACTATTTAGGTAATCTTTATTCTTACCTTTATAAAATCTCGGAGAAATCACAACCGTACTTTAAATTTAGAAACCTTAGATTGGAATTTGAAAGTAATGAGGGTAACCTGAAGTTTACAAAAGTAAAATCAGATAGTTACTATAGCTCAGAACTTCTTCTGTCAATATTAAACGACAACTTTGAAGGTAAGGTATCAGATGACTATCAACTACCGTCTAAATTGTTCCTGAACGTTATTTAAACACGTTTAGAGTAACCTACGATTTGATAGAAGTCTCTATCACCGTCAATATACCCCTTAACCATCACCAATAGGTTTCTAAACATGAACGCTTCTGGTGTTTGTTTCTCACACTTGGAAAACAACTCAACAAAAGAAATTAAAACTTCAACAGAATAATAACCACATCCTTGTAAGGCAAGATACTTTGGTGTTAGTTTATTAACATACTGTAACTGGTAGGTATCCCTTGATGTCTCACAATTAAATGGTTCGGTTTCATCATAGATTTTTATCAGGTCATCAATAAATCCTTTAATAACATTCGGAGCACATTGTTTCTTAGCAATCAAATCAACAATCCAATGTGTATGTGATGGTGTTCGTAATCTCTTACCTTCTTCCTTATGTTTTACTATGAAATCCAAATCAGGACGAGCCCCTCTTCCACCTTGGTAGATAGCAATCTTTGATGTTGGGTCAACTTGCCAAAATGTCAAAGGGGTATAATCGACCCCTTTCCTTTTAAATGTTAGTTCCTTCATGTTATTCAAATGAGTAATTATATGTTAAAGCATCATGACAGACAATATTTTTATTTACAATTTCTATTATCTCTTGGGTTGGGTTAGGCCCCGATAATCTTCTTCTACATTCATAAACGTTATCTTCCATTAGTTCAACACCGTAGGTTGTTTTGAGAGCTTGTTCCAAAGAACATCCACTTCTTTCGATTTTTCTAATCACAACTTCTGATAAAAATTGCCCGTCACCACAAGAGTTATCTATAAACGTTTTGGTTGGGTCTGAGAATAAAGTGGGGTCACTTTCTTCTAACTTATCTAACATTTCTTGTACTAATGGGGTTGGGGTAAAAACTTCCGCAGTTTGTTTTACACGATATTTATCTCGTTCAACACCTGACATATATTCTCGAACTCTAACGAAATTAATATAGTTATTTAACATTAGATTCTATAAAATTAATCTCATCCTGAGTTAAATTGAAAATTTCATAAATTTCTTCGTCTGTATAAATTTTATCAAGATTGGGTTTATGGACACTGTTAGGGATATATTTCGTAAAGTATTGATTCCACTTTTGATTTAAAACAAACCGATATAATTTAGAATTTAAAACTGACAGAGCGGAATCTAAATTTTCATTATTTTGTAACAAATAAGAATAAGTAAAGACATCATAGCCTGAATTACCATTATCGCCATTTACCTCAAATTTTGCAAGTCCTCTTGAAAATTTAATTTTAGGGATATAGAAATGGGGATGGTTTTCATCCAACATACCTCCATCTTTTTTACGATATCTTTCGAATGAAAATTTGAAATTAGTATTCAATAATTTATTATGTATCGAAAATGAAATACTATTAATATTTTTTGGTATAAAAAATAAATTTGTAATATCAATTTCAAATTTTTCACCTAAAGTTTCAAAAATTGTTGTACCAGAATATTTTGATTTTTGAAATAAAAAATAACTAAATGAGGTGCCTTTCTGAAAATAAGGTTTAACTATATCATCAAAAGCAACATAAATCAAATTATTATTCTTAAATACGTCCCTAAAGATAGATAGATTACCCTTTTGGATATCATAAGTAGGTGAACACCATCCATCCGGACTAATCATAACAACATAACCGTTATCTTTGATTAAATTGGATGACAAATAAATAAACTTAGCCCATGGATTATCCACCGACTTGTGACCGCTATCTAAATTTTTTTGAAATGGTGGATTTCCAAGTACAATATCAAATTTCATATCTAAAAATTCATTCTTAATTTCATCAAAGTCAATATTTTCTTGATAAACAACATTATAACCTTGTTTTTCAAGAATCAACTTATCTTGTGTGTTAGTATAAATATAAATGTTTTTAGGTGATAGTCCAATCTCTTTAACCAAATAAACCAAAAACTCAATATTATACCAAACCAATACTTTATCATTATTATTAAAATCCACCCGACTTAACATTCTTCGTATAAGTCTGGGCGGTGTAAATACATTTTGAGTGTCGTTTTTACTCAACCCATTGAATAGTACCTCGTATACACAATCTTTAATTTCCATACAACAAATATACTATTTTTTTTCTAATTATAGAAATTCTGCAACAAGTTCTTCAATACTTAACGAAGCAATTCTTTCATCTTCAATTTTTGATTGTAAAGTTTCAATAAAAACACCAACACGAGGTTCTTTTTTCTTAATCTCGTTAAGTACGTCAGGTCCTTTAACGACCCCAATACCACCACCACTAATGTCAGAAATAACCAAATCATCAACAGGGTCAAATCCGTAATCTCGAATTTCTCTAACAAAGTTTTCAATTCTTTGGTTATCATCAACATCTTCGAATAATAGTGCGGGTATAATTACCCATCCGTAAGGTTTAAACATGTCATTTAAATTATCAGATGTGATTTCACCTGAAAATATGCGTTTTTTATCTTCAGGGTCTAATCTAGCTACTCGGCCATAAGTTTGTACAAATTTTAATTTACCAAGACCTTTAAATGGTAATACACCAGTAAAAACGGTATCAATACCTTCAGTTAAAATATCATAATGAAAAACAATCATTCGTTTTGTTGGGTCAGAGCCGACCTTTTTCAATTCTTCAAGAAACTCATCTCTTTTTTTCCGTACACCATTAACCCAATTACCAATTTCTTCTCGTGATGATACTACAAATATATTAACACCAGACCTTAATAGGTTTGAACACTCCTTGGATTTAATAAATCTCACCATGTCAGAGCTTCCTCTAACAACCACTAAAAGTTTACCATTTTGACTTCCAATAGCAAATTCATGTTGACGAAAAGACTGAAATACTACGTTTGAGAAACTTTTGTCAAGGTCTTCGCCAAATTTATAATCATTAGTTATTGTTCGTACAATTTGCATTCGTGGTCTTAACATAAGACCATTATCAATTGCTTGTCTTGGTGACATATAATATAAGACATCACCATAAGTGTTTTCATTATTCATACCAAAACCATCATCAGAGTCACTATGTTTTTCTGTTGCGGTAAAAAAGAAAATATTTTTACACTTAACTTTCTTCAAAAATGGGTAAAAGTTTTCACGTACTAAATAATGTGCTTCATCACAATAAACAGTGTTTATTTCGATAGAACCCAAACCACCGATAATTCGCTCAACACTATTATATGTTGTGAAAATAATTAATGGTTTATTTTCTTTACGAACTTTAGTAACAAAATTTTTAATTTCTTTCTCAGATGTTGTGGATGAAACTTCGGAATACTCAATATTATTTTGCAGTCTTAAAATTTCCATATCACTATTATCATCTGATTTACCACCAGAGTGTACACATAAGTATCGAGCATTAATACCTCTAGGGTACATAATTTTTTTATTTTCACTAAGTAACTGATGAGATAACATAATTCTTGGTGCAATAACAACATAAACCGAAAACTCATTTTTTTCAGTGATTCTATTAGCTAAGTCCAAAGCTTGTATCCATGTTTTACCAGTACCTGTAGGTAAAATAATTTTACCTTTAGTATTACTTTTTAATACTTCTAATACTTCTAATTGATGTGTGTATGGTATCATAATCATTATCTATATACTACAAAGATAATAAACTTTCTTTAAATTCTTCAATTTGTTTACGAATAAAATTCCAAAAATGAATATTGTTATCAACTAACGAACGAATTTCATCATAACCGTAACATTTAACTTTACCTCTAAATTTTTCATTGTCAGTATAGTGATGTAATCCTTTTGCGGTCGTAAAGATGAAATGACGATACTTTTCACTAGGTTGTATACCTTTCTCTAACGATGCTTCGGTAATAAAACTATTTAAATTATCATTTTCAGATGTTAACAATCCCTTAGTATTTGACCTATACTTTGGTTGTACCGCACAAACTTCACCAAATAAATTAACCCCATAACCATCAACCCCATTATCATTTTTAGTGACAGGTTCGTAGTTTGAGATACCAATTCTATTATCATATTGGTGAGTTTTTATTAAAGCTTCACAAAAAAACTCCCATCCATCACCTAAATATTTTTCTATAGAATATCTCTCAGGATGTAATTGAGATTGATTTTCAAGTCGTCTCATAAAATGTGAAAGTGTTTTCACGTTTTTACATAATTCGTCTAAATTATGACAACGATAAATAAATGGATGTGTTAATTTCATACTTTCTATTTTATTAAATAAAGATATAAAAAAAAACGGAACCAACAAAGGATTCCGTTCAAAAAATCAAGTTTTTTCTAAATTATTTTTCCAAATTTTCCCGAATGATTCCAACAGCTTCGTTGATATCTTGGAAATCTCTTTCAGGAGCGAACAACTTAGCGTCTTCTGTTACAGTATCCACAATCATAAATGCTGGAACAAAATCATTACCAGTTATTTCAACAAACAAATCATATTCATCTTTGTATTTCTCAATGTCTCGTTGTTTAAACTTAATTTTGTTCTCTTTAAGTTGTTCCTTAAATGTATCACACCAATGACATCCTTTCATTGTATACGCCACCAATAACTTACTCATTAGTTATTAATGTGTTCAAGGATTAGTGATGATACAGTTTGAGCTGGCTTTAAACCAACCATTGTATGAGTATCAACACCTTCTTTATAGAATTTTAATACAGGTACATTTCTAACACCCAAACTCTTTGAGAAATTAATATCGCTCTCAACGTCAAACTCATAGATTGACACATCAGTTGTGATTTTCTTTAATTCTTCTGTTAATTGTTTGCAAGGACCACACCATGTGGCATGCATCTTTAATATAAAATCTTCCCCGTTGTTAATTTTTTCTTGTATCTGACTACTTGTTAATTGTTCCATACTTTTAAATATTTTTACTTTCCTTTTTTTGTTTCAAAAGTTGAGTTAAAAAGAACTTAACCTCACTCAACTTGTCAGCATTATAATATATTTTTATTTTATACTCAACCCCATCCACTTTAGATAAATAAATGAAACTACCGTTGGGTAGTTTACATATTAAATCGGAATAAACCTCACCATCACTATACATGATTGAGTTAATAAAAACTTTTTCTATGTTATCTCTTTTCAAAAAATCATTAGGTAAAAGATTGTGTCCATCAGATAACTGAAGAATTGATAAAAGTCCTTCTTTATCCAACAATCTATCCTCAAATAGAAATATCTTTTTATCTTTTACCATTCAAAGTCAATGTAAGGTAAATCGTCACCAATGTCAATTGAATTTGTTAAATGTTCCCAGTTAAGTTGTCCGTCTTTATCAAAAATAAAGTTATACTCTTTTCTTCCACCACCAGTAACAAACTCAGCAATAGGATTACCCCACACTCTACTAGTGATACTTTTTAATCTAACATCTAATATAAAAATCGCGTCATCCCAAGTATCATCTAACATATTATTAAACCTTCCAAGTGTCTGAACTCGTTTGAAATTAACTGGTTGATTTTCATTCATACCAAACTTACCAGTTGAAGGTCTATATTCAATTGACGCTCTATCACCATTCTCTTTACGAAGTGATATGATTAACGATGAAGGTCTATTTTGATAAGTTCTTACACAATTAGATTGGTGTACTGACTCATCAACATATTCTTCACTACTTTGTAATACAATAGGGTTAAATGCAATTTTATCACTTGTTATGATTGGTTTTGATACTCGTTCAACAAATTCATTAGAGTATTGTCTTGAGTATTTCCCTGTGGTATAAAAGTCAACTTTATCTGACCAAGTACTATGTTCAGCGTTAAATTCTTTCAAAGTTTTAGACATCCATTTAATCGGCTCGTTTCTTGATAGAACATCAAAAAATCTTACGTGGTCGTAAAAACTATGAGTAGATGCTAAATGGTCTGTTTTAGATATTAAGTAAATCTGATAACAATTACTTATATCCCTTTTACTAAAATTTTCAAAGTAATGTCTTACAGGTTGAAATGGTGATTCGTCAATTTTAGTGTTAAAAATAATACACAATTCTTCTTCAGGTCTTTGTAAAATAAAATCCCTCCCAAAGATATCCATCAACATTTTAATACTTTTGAAACAAGGATTTTGGACTTTATGTAATACTTTTTTAATTTTCTCTGAACTTACATCGTTTAATTTCATATAAGCATCAACCATCTTAAATCCGTATTTTTTATAGTCCTTTTTAGTTGGTTTTGGATATATATTGTAATACCCTCTCCAATTGTCAGGTTTCTTAACTCCTTGTTTTTCCAACAAACATCCAAATAAAGACATCGGTAACTCAATGTAGCTTAAAACTTTTTCAGCTCCAATTTTAGATAAAAATAGATTAATACCTTCAATAATTTCCAAATTATATTTTTGGGTATCATCTAACCCATTCATAAATGAATGATAAGCATCCGTAGTTAACGATATCGGAAATGAGTTTCGTCTAAGAACACTACCTTTACCCTTACCTCTTTTTTTATGGTATTCAGTATTTTTACCAACCGTAAAAATATTGGTTTTCTTATTAAATGTAATGTAATTTAGTTTGGTACTTTTACGAAAAAATACTTCCCCAACCTTTCTGTGTTTCCCACAATAGAATACTTTTAAGCAAATTTTATCTTCATTCCCCTCAACAACAAAAGTACTTCTTTGTACAGTTACCTCACAAAGAGGATTACCATAGTTTTTTTCAAACTCTTCTTTACTACCATTTACAGATTTATCAAACGTATAAAACAAATGTTTACCATCAAAATGGTCTCTAGGATTTGACTTACGTAATATAAATAATGGCTCGTCATCCTCATTAAAATCGGAATTATTATCCCCCACCGAATTGTAGGGGAGATAATGACCGACATAATATTTTTCGTTTATGAGTTTGAATAGGTTGTTCATTAGCAAAATGTTTCAGCTAGTTCCCAAAGTTTTGTGTTAATCATGTTATCCATATTCAAGGATTGGATACCCTTTACTGAACGAGTGTTACGTCCTTGTTGTTTGATGAACCCTCCACGGATTAACTTCTCTTGTACCACGTTGAAGGTTGTCCAAAGGTTATCATCACTATCACCATCACGAAGTGGGTCAATGATTGTCTCCAAAGTTAGAGTTGAGATATCCTCGGTGTTCTTCCAACGGATACCAACTGCCTTAGATACGAAGTCAATCTTTCTTTCAGTATCCATAGTAACTTCCATCATACGGGTTACTGACTTTTGGATTTTTGGAGTGTTCAACACGAACTGCTCAGTAATCAATTCAACATCACTCATACTCAAGTTCAAGTGAGTTTGTTTCATATCCCCGAAGGTTGATACAGGAACAGTCAAACCGTTACTACATACAAGTCGGAATAACCCTGCTCCTACTTGGAGAGTTGAAGTTCCGTTGTGTGAGTTGGTGATTACCGCCTCTAATAACGAGTCACCTACTTGTGGGAGTTCTGCGTTACGAAGACGAACTTGGTGTTTACCAAATGAGCTTTTACCCACTTGTTTTGCTCCGCTCACTTGCCATCCGTTTTGGATGAACTTGTCAACTACATCAATGGTAGGAACCATGGTGTAACGGTCAGATAATTTTGAAAGTTTTTCAGTTTGGAATAATGCTGGTACTGTTGTTTTTAAATCTTGTAGGTTCATAGTGTTTATTTGTTTATGACTACAAATATACAACACTTTCTTAGTTAAGCCAAATAATTCCGTAATTTGTTTTGATAACAGGTGTTTTTATTTCTAATGGTTTAACAGTTTTGTTTGTCTCATCGTACATACCTACAACAATATCAATAAGTTGTTGCTGGGTAAGGATGAGTTCCAAACCATTATCAAGATTTTCGTAAACTTTCTCTTTAACCCTTTCGTAGAAAGTATTTTTCTTAAGTTTCCCGATTAAGTCAATCAAGTCGTTGGGGTTCTTTTCGAAGAACCCTATCAACTGATTTAAGTAAATTTCCGCATCTACATTTTTCATGGGCAGTAAGATTAGGAAACAAAGATATAACTAATTTATTAAACTACATAATAATAACCATCACCTTCCTCATGTAAAACATCTTTAAGTTCTTCAGGAAGTTTAACATTACTTCCACTTACGTTCAAGAAACCTAACATAGGTAAATCTTTAATACACGTTGGGATAGTCGTTAACTGAGGGTTGTTTGGTAAAGCAAGTAATAGTAAACTTGTCAAATTACAAATACTATCAGGAACAGATTTAACCATACCACCTAATAAAAGTGTTTGTAACTTATCAAATCTTCCAATACTTTCAGGAACCTCAAGAGCAATTGTTTCTTTAATGTTCTTTGAAGTTTGGATGATTAATTGTTCCAAGTCATCTGGTAGGTTGTCAAATAATTCTTTAAATCCATATAATCCAACGAACTTACCAGCTGAAGATTCAGGATAAACAATATCAACTCTCTTACCATTTTCTTTTGCCAATCCTTTAGCAAATTCAGGTTTGAAGAAATCTTTAAGTTCCGACAACTTACCTTGTAACATTTCAACAATATTAACATTTCTATCGTGTCTATCCATAAACTGATTAGACTGGAAGTGCCATTGGTATCTTTCAACAGGAAGACCTGATTTTTTACCCAAATCAGAACTTTGATTAGGTAGAATTACATATAATGGTCCTTGTTTAATATAAGTGTTAAAGTAACTTAAACCAGGTGATGAAGTACACCATCTTGTTTCACCCATGTCAGGTTCGTGATATCCACCAAAGAAACAAGCCGCGTTTTTACCAAGTTCAGTTTGGTCTTCAATCTTAACTACAGTCCAGTTTGGCCCTTTAAATGCAATCGTTGAACCAGGGTATTGGTAAGTTGATTTAGCTTCTTCTTTTTCTTGTTTTGTTCCTTTTGTTTTTTCTAACTTAA